TGTAACTAGATACATCTACTTGTGGAAATTCATTAGAAACTTAAATGGTAGATCCACTATACTCCCCTGTAAACTTCTCTGCTCCTGCATTCGAAAGTTGATTAATAGACCCAGAGGCGGTAGTTAAGTAGACTGAATTACTTTGATACTGTACGGGTATAGAGGCAGTATAGGATGTATTATATAGAAAACCTCCTGGTGCTGATCCTTCTATAGTAACCATTCCGATATCGCCAATGCTACCACTTATTACAACATAAGGCTCATGTCTTGCATACTTGTTTCTTTCAAGCATGTGAGATTTAACTACAATACCTGTATCGGCAGAAGCTCTAGCAGGTACCCAATCCTTTATCATCTTAAATAAGGAGTTGTTATAGTATTTAATTACTCTAATAAAGTCCCAAACGTTATATCTACTTGTATATGTGTTATAGAAGTAATTATTACTTAACTCAACAAGTGGAGTATACGAACTTGAATATTGTAAATTAGGTGCTCCAATATATTGCATGATATTGAAGTAGCCTGGCTGTGTAGAAGAGGTTACATATCCTGAAGATGTAATTGATGCGTTGATAGAATCGGCAGGTGTAAATGCTGCTTCAACAGTATTAGAAGTTTTTTCTATGTCGTATTGATAATACTGAGTGGTTGTGAAGGGTGATAATAAACTACTCGAAATATTTAATACACTTCCTGTTAATATTCTAGTATTACTTATCTCTTGAATACCTGCTACACTATAAAAATTGTAACCTCCATACTCATGTACTGGAAGTATTTCTGGTGGTACACCAAACACAGTAATTAGAGCTTGTAAACCTCTAGCTGTACCTCTACTCTTTAATAAGTAGGGTAAGTTATGATAGATACGCTTATAAATCTCTCCTGTTAGCTGTGAGTTAGGTAGAGTATTAAAGATTTGGTTTGAGCCTGTAATGAAAGAAAGTACATATCTGTTTATCTTCTCTTCACCAAAAGGAGGTAAGTACAGAGAAGAACTTAAATAGCTGCTTCCTGTTGCAGGATATAAACTACTACTAGGTTGTACTACTGTAGCATAAGCACTAGAAGTAAGAGGTAGAGAAGAACCGGTCTGGTTAATACCTAAAATAGAGTAGTATATGTTGTCGGAGATACTAGTATTGGTATATAATTGAACACCTGCATTTCTGATTGCATTTGCAACCTCTTCTAAAGAAATACCAACAAAGGGATTATTGTTTGCAGCGTATAAATTAGTTACATCCTTTAAATAAATCCAGATATTATCAAACATCTGACCGATCATATTCACAAACAGGATATAAGGTCCGTTTGCACTATCTTCTAGTATGTAAGAAGGGATAGTTTGTGAAAGTAAGTCTTGATTGGTATCATCAAAGTAAGATGAAGACCAATACATACTCATAGAAGTAAATCCATTTGGAGGGGTAATAGGGTTTCCTAACCAGCTTAGGGCTTGAGAAGATGTAACTGGGTATAAACTGTAAGGAGCTATTTCATTTTGCTTAGGCCAGGCTGTTGATGCAGAGTCAAAGTATAAATAATACTCGTATCCGTCAAAATTAGTGATAATACTACTAATTTGCTCTTGTAATATTACCTTAGCAGTAGCAGTTTGATTAGAAGCTATACCTAAAGAAGCAGATTCTATTAGCTGTAACTTGTTTACAAAGTTATAGAGTCTATTAGTTGCAGAAGAAAAATGAGTAAAGTTACCAAAGTCGCTGTAATCTACATTTATATCTATTCCTCGCTCTTCCATCATGGACTGTAACTGTTGATAGGAAGAAGTTACAGCGGTTGCTAGTAGAGAAGAGTAGCTATAGAAGGGTGTAGTCTGTCCTACTCTATCTTTAACTCCAACTCTAAAATTTGGCCCTTTTATAGTTACGTAATCTTGAGCAATTTCAGGGGTTACGTTGATAGATAGGTTAAATTCAGCTGGATCTGCTACGTCTGTAACAACCCAAAACGTTGATTTAAGGTCAAACTGTTGAGGTAGTGGTTCGTATAGTTTAAATATTATGTAGCTGTTACTGTCTTCCTGTATATAAACAGCATTAATAGCAATAACTAAGACATCTGCACCAAAGTTTAAGTAAAAGTCCGGGTAATAAGCGTCTGCTGCTAGTTCTGCATTAAATACACCAAATGTATCAGCTAATTCTGTATTAGATAAATCCTGTCTTGCAACTTTGATCTCAGTTCTAGTGCTAGAAATCTCTTTTATCCAGAAATTTGTCGAAGGTTCAGGAGAAGAAAGTAAGTGTCTAGTTAAAAAATTATACTTTACATTAAGTACACCTCTATTATAGCCTATTGATTTAGCATCTGCCTCTGGATCTAAGTAAAGTTTATTGGTTGTACCTGTGATAGGATCTACTACACTACCTATATTGTACTTTTCACTATTATAAACGCTTCTTAAAACAACGTTACTTTGGTCTTTAATAAAATACTCTACATAATCATTAGGACCGCCAAAGTTAGGAGTAATAAAGGAAGTATTAATCAAAGCAATATCCGATGGAGCATACGCTTGGTACTGTCCGTCAGATCCTAAATAGCTAATATCTACTACTTCCATTAAATTAGATTATTTAAATTCAAATAATTTGTATTTGCTTCTAACAATTGCTGTCTTAAAGAGTTTATCTCTTCAATATAAGCTCTTTCATTGTCAGTTAAAACTCCTCCACCTAAATATTCTGTACTTCGAAGTACTAAATATTCGTGAGAGTTTACGCTCCCTAACGCAGGTATTTGGAAAAATAGATCATTATAGGCGTCAAAGAAAGCTTCTACTGAGAGTTGAGGTCCGGGAGCTCCAGAAGCTGTAACGGGTATGTATAACTCAGTAAAAGAAGTATCAATTACTCTTGTATATGTATTTCGTCCATAAACCTCTTTTACTAACTTTACTTCTTGTTCCATTATGCTACGATTTTAAACATTAAGTTTTGGCCGCTATAAATTACTTCTTCTGCTGGCAGGAGAGCTAATTGATCGGATCCATATAATGATAAGGCGTCGTATATTGATTGTTCGTTATTATATACTGAAAGTGGTCCAAATGTTGTAGAGTATATTTTAGTCTTAATTAAAAGTTTATAGTATCTATTAATTTCTAACCCGCTTGTATAGAGGTTAAGGTAGTTACCAACACTATCGCAGCTTAACCTCGTATAGGTATCATCAAAATCGATTACTGTTTCTCCGGTTTTAACATCTTGAAGAGCCCAGCATGTATTTTCAGATAAAATTAAGTTAGTTAAGTATACAGAAGAAGTTGTAAATTGTCTTGGAGGATATGTTAATCTTGTAGATAATCTCATTTTATAATTATCTCCTTGCGCAAACTGTCCTGGATTATTAGCTAATGTAATAGTAATTTGATCTGATAAAACGAAGTTACTGCTTTGAGGATAGTAGTAAGAATCATCCCACTTAAATTGAATAGTTGGCGGGTAGATTGTATGAGTATCTACAGAGAAGAATTTTAAATCTAAGAACGCATTTGGATCTTCTTCTATTACTTGTGGATGCTTTACAATTACACCATAATTAGCAATAGATCCTGAAAACCAATTAGTCAAAATGGGTGTAATATCTGTATTTAAATCCTTATTAGACATGTAATCAAAGCTCTGAGTACATCCTAATTCGTCATACCATGCACCACCTCCCGTAATATAGAAAGCTGTAGATGCACTTGGTACAAAATTCCATTGATAGCTCGCACTACCCCATACAGGTATATTATCATTACCCCAGTAAAAGCCGTTTTCAGTCCATATTTGTGAGCTACCAGAAGGGCCTGTATACAGCCAAGATACTCCGTTAACAGATTGAGGTACTTGTGCGTACTGTCCTGTACCCATTGTCCAGGATTCTGATACTGGATATACATCTAGTGAGTAGGTAGTACTTAAATTTTGTGCGTCAGCAAGGTATAATTTTAAATTTGCACTCCAAGAACCGCTTACAGATTGAGATGCAAAGGTATACAATGTGTTTATATCAGATTGAGAAAACTGTATTAAAGATCTTCTTACATCTTCTAATGGGAAATAAGCAGCAGTATTAGAATAATTACCGTTAGCAGCTAAGTCGTAAGTGTAATACGGGTTTTCAGTTATAGGTCCTCTATACAGAAATCTTGTACCGTCTTGAGAATTTTTAACAGATACTTCTAATATAGGGTCTCTACCAGTATTTTTTACTGGGTATCTCGAATAAATTGTAGCATCTGCTGCTGCGAATATGTTGTATACTGCCATTTTATTACATTGTTACTACGCGTCCTTGAATATCAACATCTGGGTATTTAACTTCGAAGATACTTGGATCTAGAGAAGGGTAAATAACGCCATTTAATGTTGCTGCTGAAATGTCATAACTATATTGTGAGTAGCCTGAATTAGTTCCTGCTATGTCAGTTATTGCGACTCTTTGTACTGTTTGTACGCCAGCTACTTGATCTAACATAGAGTAGATATCAGATAAAATAATAGGTTGATTCATTTGCCAGCTATTTCTATTAAAGTAAGTCTTTAAAGTAAGTAGACAAGCTCCAATAACTTCTCTAGATGTAAAACTAGGCCTAACTACAACATCAAAATTAACTTTAATATTAATAATATAAGCAGGTTTTAATATTATAGTATCTGTTAGCATTCTATAATCAGCTAAATAAGTTTGTATATTACGTGTTAGAGCAGTACCAGGAGTTGTAAAAGTACCGTCTGAGTTATAGCTTAATAAGTAAATTGAAGTTGCAAGAGGATCTCTCTCTCCTGGCTCACCTACTAGGTATTGTGCAAAGGTAGCTGTATCTTTAGTTACGTATGCCTTAGCAACTTGACCAAACTTAGAAGGCATACCTAATACTATGCCTAGGTAATCTTGCTGTGTTACTGCTCTCATTTGAGAAGGGAAAGCAGCTAAAGTGTTATACTTTAATGTATCTACTGTATCTCCATCTCCACCGCCTGTTGCTTGTACAGCATTATTAGTAGCTAGAGAAGCAAGTATAGTACCGGCAGTTCCAGAGTTAGTAGTACCTGCAAAAGAAACGCTAGATGTAACTACGTTTGTAAGTTCATTTGTATTAACGTTTGCACTAGCACCACCCCCTACAAGATAGTTAATTGTTAGTGTTGTATTAGAAGGAGCAACACCGTAAGAATCGTTAACTACGAAGTTTGTTGGATCGTAAGCAGTATTTAATAAGTCAATTCCATTAACTGTACCGATACCTACGTTGAAAGGATTAGGTATAGTTCCGGATACTGCTTGAATTCCTGCACCAAACTCTAACTCTAAAACAGAGTCAGTAGTAAATCTAGATACAAATCTATTAGGTGCTGGCAGTCTTTCTAAGATATAAGGTACTTCATTAGCTTCTTGATATAATTGAGGGTAGAGTAGGGAGGTATTAGCTACAGGATTTAAAATATATTCTTGAGCTAGATAGGGAACTTCATACCATCTATTGCCGTTACTATCATATGCACTTAATATTTCAATAATATTTGAATCTTGAATAGATCTAACAGGAAATCTTTCCGCAGCACCAAAATTAACGGTAGTTGTTTTTACTTGTCCTGAAAGAGCTTGTGTTGATTTTTTAAGTAGGTATGTACTGGGATTTCCTCCTGATAGAGTATATACAGATACATCTGTTGGATCTATTGAAGATGATAGAGAAAAATTTATTTTGTTCGGACAGTAGAAATAATTAGAAGTGTTTATATTTGATCTAACCTGTAATCCTTCTGCAATAGTCATAGCATAATTCCAGTCTGGTGCATAGCTAGAGCCAGAAGAAGGTATTTGTTGATAAACATCTACTGTAGTAGTAGCTGCAGAAGTTACTTTAGGTCTGTAGCCAAACATATAAGCTAGCGTATAGAGGTTGTTTATTTGTTTAGCATACTCTAAAAAATTCTCTTGTACTTGATTATCTAGGTAAAAAGATAGTACATCTCCTACATAAGCTGCCATATCAATAAACATGGTACCAGGAGATGAAGTAGAGAAATCATTATAAGAGTTTGGAAAATAAGCTTTCGCATACTCTATTAATGAGCTCTTAAAGCTTGAAAAATCTTTATTAAGATATTTTATATCTACGTTATTAGCCATTTAATTTACTGTTACGTTAAACTTATTACTATGTTATCTGAATCTCCTGTGTTATTTATTGTGTATGAAAACTTAACTATTAGTAAGTTCTCATCTGGACTTCCTCCAAAAGTTAGGTCCGTTATCGTAACATTAGGAAAATACTGCTCTATTCCGCTTCTAATCTGAAGATCTAAATTATCTGTTGTATTTGCTGTTATTTGCTCAAACAACTGACCTCTTATATTTGCTCCGAAACTAGGGTTAAATATCCTCTCACGTTGATCAGTTAGCAAGTAGTTAATTATATTATACTTTAACTGATCTTTAGTAGAGTATACGGTCTGAAAAACGGCTGGTGTACTAAACGGTAAGGCTACTCCTACTCCGGTAGAAGGTCTTAAGTCTAATACATTAATTTTTTTTAAATTATACGCCATTTATACTATTCGTTTATACCCATTTTTGCCATCATATGAGTAAAGTCTGGAACTGCATTAATTTGAATTGCTTCTACACTAGATCTTCCTTTTGCTGATGCAAACATCTCTCCTACTGATTCTACAACAGGAACGTCTCTTTCTACTCCTTGTCCATTTAAATCACCAAATTCATCCATAGTCATAGATTGAGCCGTCTCGGCAAGTAAGCTATTTAATGGATTACCTGGGGATAATACAGGGGCGATAGGTCTAGGTACAGATCTGTTCATAGTAGCAGGAACAGCTGATTTTGCTATAGGTCTTGTTGATTCTACAATAGTTTGCTGTCCTTTATTAGCTATAATAGCTTCTTTTAGGATTCCGGCTAACTCCTGTTGAAATACAGTTCTAACCTCTTCACGGATTAATTTTCTAAGTGCGTCTGAATTTGCCATATGTTATAAATATTTTAATTACTTGTTTTTAGAGTCTGTTTTGAACTATTGGTTTCGGCAGCAACCTGTGTTTTGACAGAAGCTGTTTGCGTAGCTATTACAGATTTCGTTCTCTGTCTCAGCTTCTTTCCTCCTTTTAAGTCGTTAATAAATGCATTTAATCCTAATCCTTGAGTCTCGTCTAAGTTTTCTGGAGAATCTAATTGAGGAAGAGCTATATTTAAGTCATTTTGTAAAACATCGTTATTATCTAAGAAGTTTAATGAATCACTGATTACAGCTAGATTAATAGGATCTATTTGTCCTAATGCAGGTTGTACTAATTTGAGAGCTAGTAGCTTTTGCTTAACCTCGTCTATAATTAAGTTGGTATTTGTAGCGAAGGTTAAATCTGATTGGGTAACAATATTTCCGCTTGTATCTAAAGCGATACCCCTTCTTCTCTTATTTACGATACTCTTATCTGTCAATTCCTCATCAACTACTCTAATATCATAAGCTCCAAACAATGCGCTATTTGGATTAGTCTTAGAGTCGTACTCTCTGATAAAGTTTGCTAGCTGATCGCGGAGATCTATTAAATCTTGTTGAGTTTGTTGTAATTGTAATATTACATCTGAGTTTTTTACTGCTTCACAGCCTTCCAACTTTGCAAGTAAGATTCCTAATCGTATTAAGAGTTCGTTCGTATTTGAAAGTAAATAGCGTATAAAGGAGAGTAATACTGTTAAAAGACCGTTTATAGCTTTCAATAATCTAACAACTCCGTCTGTTTCATCCTTTGCCTTATCTTTAACATCCTGTAACTTAGTCTGCGATCCAGCAGTTCCAAATATAAGAGGAAGTGCTAATAGGTCGAAAAATAGTATTATAAATTTAAATACCTTGTAGAATAGTAAGGCAAGTTTAATTATAAACTGTCCTAAAGTTAATATGCCCTGCGCTTGTTTAGCACTTCTTATGAAGGCTTGTAATGAAGAGTTTATACCTTGTAGTGTAGGTATAATCCTTGTAACATCTATAAACTTTCCAAGCTCTTGTATTTGAGCTCTTATATCAACGCCTAAGAAGTTGCCTGCTAATGCTAATGCATTTTTAAAATCTAGATTCTGAATTACAACACAAACTGATCTTACAGTAGCAACTTTATTAATTAACGCTTGTAGATCTTCGTTAGGTATCTGTCTGTAATCAGAGTACTTATTTATAGTGCCTATAAAATCATCTATAATATTTAAGTTACCTCCAAGACCGGGTACGGTTCGTAATAGGGTTATATCTTCAGAAGTGAATAAAGATCCGGTACCAGGTGCATCTGTAGCAAAAGTCTCTTTAATAGCCTTCATTAAGAAGAATAGATTATACTTCTGAGCTTCTGTACCAGTAGGTGCTGGTGCGTTAGATCCAGTAGCTACTACTGCAGGAGGTACGGCATTTGGGCCAGTACCTACATAAGAGCCTATAAACTCTGTAGGGTAAGCGGTAAACTTGTCTACAGCTTGTTGTACGAAAGCAGCTTGATCTTGTAAAAAATATAAAGCTTCTTGACTAGCATTCCAGGGTTTAGGTGGACGTGCTTTCTTTTTTATATTAATATTATCAACAGCATACGTTAATACACTACATAAATCTACTGCATTAAGTGCATCTAAAGCGTTAAATAGGCCTGAGTTTAGTAGGTTACCTTTTGGAGGTGTTGGATTTTCAGGAACGTTAGAGGTGTAGCTAAAAGAACCAGACACTGTATCATAGCTAGTAGTCATTACGGGTTGAGTGTTGCCAGCGCCCCATAACAATTTATTAACACCAATTTGAACTGTTCCTATAAGATTAGCAGAATTAGTTACTATCTTACCTATGTTATTTGCTAATTTACTTGCACCCATTATTTAGTAAAAGTATTATTTGATAAACACTCAGTATTTAATCTTCCATTAACATTAGTTATAGTATCACTTAGTACTTTTGTTGCTTTCACTATCTCAGCAATTGCACCAGCAGTATCTTCCTCTCCTACTGCTATTTTATTTAAAGCATCGCTTACTTCTTTTAATTGCTCAAATAGACGAGATAATTGTACTACTGTAGTTCTTCCTAGTAATATTGGCTCGTTTGCTTCAAAGCCTAGTTGTATTCTTGGAGATGCGATAATAGTTTTTTCATTAGCATCTACAGTAAAGGTAGCGGGAGAGGAAATAGCTACGCCTTTCTTACCGAATAGAAAAATAAAATCATCGTAAGAGTGATGTGTCACTCTACTTGATGTTATAATCGCTTGATTACCTGTATATGGAAATTGAGGTGTATACATTTTTATTAGCTAGTAGCACTAATTCTTCTGTCTTGTTCAGCAGGAGAGATAGTATCTACGCTTGTTAATTGTTGTTGAATAGGTATTGAAGTAGTAATTATAGTCTGTAAAGTAACCTGTAAGCTAGCTAAGCTAAAATTACGCTGTATATCATCTATTACTATTTCTTGTCCTTGAGTTAGGTAGATAGAAGAAGGATCTCTATTAATATTCTCTACAGTAGGAAACCATGCTATATCATTTTCCTGCCTGCCTTGTCCGTTTCTTATTATAGTAATAGGATTACCTGCAGGACTATTTCTTGACCAGTAATTCTCTTCTTTGTCTTTAGCTGATGTAGATCCAAACCTAATCGAGTTACCCCATCTTCCTTCTAGTGTAGTATCTCCTGCAAATATACGTAATGACTTTATGTTTTGTTTTTCAGGGAAGTTAGGTCCTAGAGGGTAGTTAACAGAGCTTGTTGTCGATACGTTTACGGATTGCTTTTGAAAGCTACTCTGTTCGTAATTTCGTACTGTTGAGTTTACGTAATTACTATAATCTCCTAGATGAGGAAAAGCATTATGATGGCTAGAGTTCCAAATATTGAAAGGTAGAGTGTAGTAGAGGTCTCTAAAATCACTATTTTCATTTAGATTTGTACTAGGTCCGATTACTAAGTATACAAATTCTCCTTCAACAGGATATTGTTTCATAGCAGAATTAATCGGCTTAGCAGGTGGATTACCTGTACTCTGTAAGGTTCTATTTTGAGTTGTATCTACTAGTTGATAGAGGATGTTTCCTATATCATTTGGTCCGCTATAGTTTGGATCGGGAAGTCTTGTACCTTGAAAAAATGGACCGTTTACTACGTGAGTAACCCTAGCTAATAAATAGGTACTAGCATTATTGGTGAGATTTTGCTCACCATTCGAGGTTATCTGATCTACATAGGAGGGATTGTATGACATAGTTATTTAATAGTAGAAGGTAATTCTTTTACCTGTATATCCTCTACTTTAGTTTTTTGAATATCACTAAATAACAATTCAAGATCTTTTTCACTAAATCCGCCTTCGCTACCTTCAGAGCCTTGACTTCTCTTACTTAGTATTTGCGCAAGCTTAACTAGTGCTTCGTCGTTTTTAACCTCTACCTCTAAACATTCTTTAATAGTAGGTACCATAGCAGCTGCTGTACCAGGATCTTCTACCATGTCAATTAAGCTATCAACAAGTGCTTTGATTCGAGATTGCTTATTCTTATGATTATCGACAATATTCTTTACTAGTTCAGAATAATTTTTTCCGTCGTAAATTTCAAAATCCTGATCCATAATATTTTTAAATAAATAGCTATCGAGAGAAAATGTCGATTTTTGTACCTTTCTCTAGATAATCGTTGAGCATTACCTTGTAAATCTCCTTTAATACCTTTATTACCTTGGTTATTACTGGAGTAGGAGCATCTGTAATCTCCTTAATATATATAAAGAGAGCTTTTTTATTAAATATGTCTATGTTCTCTCTTCTCTTAAATAACTCTAAAATAGCATCTCCAACTCTTGCTTCTTGAGCTTTTGGAAAGAGTTCTAATAATTCATCATCTACTTTCTTGATAAACAGGTCTATAAAACTACTCTCTTCGAAGTGTTGAGGTTGAGTTAATAGTAATTCATTTGTAATCGTCTTATCTGTATCTACCTCTTCAACAGTAGCTTTACCTTTTAATCTTTTGTAGTTATTATTGTTATAGACAATTAAATAGCGCTTTGCGATAGTACCAAAATAAGAATAAGCTTTACCTTTATCTTGATTATATAGATGGAATTT